GGTGACGTCTGGCTCGGCTGGCGCACCACTACCAAAACAGATCCATATTGATCATTGCGAGTTTGATACAAACGATGGTGTTCAGATTGACCTTGTTGATACATATGGTGCGTTGATCACAACACCTTATTTGATTGCCAACGCAGGTCTGACGCAGGCATACACTAAGGGCATCGTTGTTGGTGCATCCTGCAATAGTACAGTGATCGAGCAAGCTGCTCCGAGATGGAACCTGACCCTTTCGGGTTTGGTCGGCATGGAGTTTGCGAACGGGTCAACAGACAACGTGGCGCGAGATACGATCTACGCTGGCTTTTCGTCTTTGGTCGGTACTATGTACGTTGACAACAGCAATGGCGAACTGACAATTGACGACGAAGCAAACAGAATTAGAAGCGAACAGGGAAGTTGGACGGTCCAGTTTAAAGATCAAAGCGGCAACACGTCACCGACGACCGTGACAGGCTATTACACTGTCAACGGAAACCTTGTCACGGCAGCATTCAGAAATCTTGACGCAATCGACACATCTGGATTGGTCGGCACTGATAACGCTCAGGTATCGCTGCCATTTCAGTGCGCACTCATTAATACAGATTTTGTCGGCTCGTCAGTGATGACCAGCGTGACAGGTATTCCGTTTCCTGTAACTGGCAACAGCAGCACAGACGCATATTTCGTTAAAGGTGGCGGCACCACGGTGCTTGTAAGTGATTTTACGACTGGCGTCTCAAATATTGACGTTTTCACTTTGTCATACCAGAGGGCTTGAGGATGTTGAAATCTATTGTCAATTCGCCCGTCAAGTCTGGCGATCAAACCATTCTCGACGGAAATTTGGTCATTGGCACCAACGGGAAAGGTATTGACTTCTCTGCCAGTACACACGGTGCAGGCATGACCAGCGAACTGCTCAATGACTACGAAGAAGGCACTTGGACGCCAGTAGACGCCAGCGGCGCAGGGTTGACGCTTTCGTCCGGTGCCGGCTCGTATACGAAGATCGGCAACATGGTTCGGGTTACAGCAACGTGGGCTTACCCTGCCAATGCAGACGCATCAAACACGGCTATCTCTGGACTTCCGTTCGTCACTAGTGGAAATGCACCTTTAGCTTTTTACAACAGCACTGCGACATTGGGCGATGCGGCACTTGTCCCGAATGGGACAGGATTGATCTTTTTTTATGGTGCGTCTCTATCAAGAAAAACCAACGCTCAGTACAGTAGTGCAAACATTTACCTAAGCGGTGTCTATTTCGTCTAAGGAATTATCATGCTGGACAAGACTATTGAAGTGGATCAGATTGAATGGGCGCAAAACGGAAATGTTCAGGTTCGCACTGTTACAAGTGTGTCAGAAAACGGCGTTCTTGTGAGCCGGTCTTTCCATCGGCATATTGTCGCCCCTGGTGATGACTACAGCAACGAAGATCTGAAGGTTCAAGCCGTCTGCGCAGTAGCTCACACGCAAGAAGCGATCGAGGCTTATCGTGCGTCACTTCAAGGCATCTGAGTTCCGCTGCCGTTGCGGATGCGGTCTTGGCTATGACAACATGCAGGACGACATTCTCGACCTGCTGGATGCCTGCCGCGAGCAGGCGGGCATCCCGTTTATCATCACCTCAAGCATCCGCTGTGTGGCGCATAACGCTGCCGTCGGCGGCGCTGATCGAGAAGATTAAGTCGCAGGCAGAGCGAGGTAGAAATGACGCAAACTTATCTTGAGTATTTCAAGCCGGAAGAATTTAGTTGCAGCTGTGGTGAATGCGGCATGGGATACGAGGACATGAAAACCATGCTGCTCTCCATGCTGAACACTGCACGCGCTCGGGCAGGCGTGCCGTTTGCTGTAACGTCCTCGATTCGATGTCAGAAACACAACGAAAAAGTTGGCGGGTCATTAAATAGCGCTCACCTTAGAGGTTGGGCGGTAGACATTGCCACACCAACATCGCAGATACGTCATAGACTGGTCAAATCGGCGCTGGATGTTGGATTCCACAGGATCGGAATCGCCAGCACGTTTGTTCACCTTGATTGTGATCCATCGCTTGCGGGGAGATCGATGTGGGTTTACCACACGTAACGTTGACGCTACGCAATGCCAAGTCGCCGCCGGATAAAATCTTCGTCTATTCTGTGATGATAGGCCTTGTTGTCTTCTCTGTGTCGTTTGCTTCGTCGATGTTTATTTTTGAAGCTGCGCTAGACGCACAAAAGAAAGAAGTTCGCGCTGGACTGCTTCGCGCAGTAAAAGTGCTTGCTGCTTGTGTCGATCCTAACGCGCATCGCACGTTTACCAAGCGCGAGGACGAGGACACAGCGTTGTACAAGCGAGAGGTCAGAGCGTTTGAGAAGATCGTCGCATCTGACCAGACAGTAGCGTATGCCTGGACTGCTATTCCGATTGGCGGAAAACCGTACTTTATCATGGACGGTACGCCATACGGCATTGACGAAGACGGCACTGTACAGCACGTTGACGTGATGCAAGAATACACAGACCCGTCGAACGACGCCATGATAGCCCTAACTGAAAAACGTATTGTCGTTAGCGCAAAGCCTTACACTGACTATTGGGGCGAGTACATCAGCGCATTTGTTCCGCTCGTCGATGACGCTGGCGAAATTTACGGCACCACGTCAATGGATATGTACACAAAGGAATACCGCGAACGCCTGAAGCCCGTCAAACGCGCAACTGCTCAGGCGATGATTCTTGCATTTTGCGTAGGATTCTCTGTGGCATGTGCCGCGTACTTACTGTTAGACACACCACGAGTCAGGGGGCCATCGAATGGGCGACGATATCGTTAATTACAGGCTGAACGCAGTAGAAGACAGCATAGGCGAGATAAAAAACGCGATCAAATCCATTGACGCTACGCTCCAGAGTCTTACGCGCTTGGAAGAAAAACACCATGCTACTTCGCAAAGCCTTGCGAGAGCGTTTAACGGAATCGAGGACCACGAGTCTCGAGTCAGACAACTTGAAGCAGAAATGCCGACCACACGAATGATCAAAGGCGCACTGATTACCCTGTTCACTGGTCTGGTCGGCATCATAGGAACAATGCTATTGGAGCGCATACAATGAATAATTTTATGCATCCGGTACTAGGAATGCTGATACTGCTAATGAGCGGCTACGGACTCTACTTATTTATTCGTATTGCGATCATGGGTGCAGTATGATTGACCCTCTTGGACGCCCGATCGCTTGGATAAACAGAGACGGCGGAATTGTACGGTGTCCGTACCAGCCAAATCCTAGTTGGCTGCCGCTATACTTGGTCAGAGAGCATACGCGGCGAGAGATCATCGCAGCAGTGAACGAGGTGGCAGGATATGATTGCATCACTGATTCCCGCACTTGCTCCGATCCTGGGGAAGATCCTCGACAAAGCCATCCCTGACAAAGATGCCAAAGAGAAAGCGCAGGCTGCTGCACTCTCGCAACTGCTTGAACACCAGCACGAGATCGAACAGGCAGCGGGTCAGATCATTAAGACTGAGGCGGCATCGTCGCACTGGCTGGCAGCGAACTGGCGACCATTGACCATGCTCACCTTTACCGGGTTGATTGTTGCCAGGTGGTTCGGATTCGCAGCGCCAGAACTGAGTGATGCGGAATACCTGGCGCTGTGGGATATCGTCGAGTTGGGTCTTGGAGGGTACGTTGTCGGCAGATCTGTGGAAAAGATAGCGCCATCCTTGGCGCAGGCGATCAGTAAAGCCCGGTGAGGTTCGGCTTGACGTAATTCGGTCCCTTGATGATCTTGCCGTTGCGGTTGCGAATAGGATCACCATTCTCATCAAACTTCGACCAGTTCGACTTGTCCACCTCACGCAGCGCCACGGCAGGTGACATGCGTGCGCAATACGCAGCACCTATGCCCGTCACCACCTGGTCTGCTACGGAATCCAGAAACTCCTTCCTGTCGATGATCTCAGCACTGACCTGCCCAGACTTCAGCATGTTGGCCAGTGCACCGATGACCTGCTCGGCACGAAAACGCTCACCATCGAACTTATCCAGTCGGATCACGTTCAGCATCTCAAGGATTTCCTCGAAATGGCATCCCAACTGCACGTTGAAATCTTCCTGCTTCGGTACTGGTCTGGCTCGGTAATGCCACGCCTCAATTGAATCAATCATCTCAAACTCCCTTCATTTGTCGGTATTGTTTGACTGCTCTGCGCAGTCCTTCTTGTGTGCTGGCTTTCTCGGTGAGCGCCATTGCCTGTGCCTGATCGAGTGTGTCGCGTGTCAGGATCCGATGGCAGATCACAGGCACACCCTGACCCTGGCGGCGCACCCTGGCGTTGAACTGCTCATACAGATCCAGTGACCAGTTCAGCCCGTACCAGACAAGGATGTGTCCGGTCTTCTGCAATCCGTCAACACCGTGTCCCATACTGGACGGATGACCAATCATCAACTGACAGTCACCCGATTGCCACCTGTCCATCGCATTGACCAGAGCCGACTCGCTCTTGCACTCGGTCAAGTTGATCGGACGGATGCTCTTGAATCGCTCCATGATGCGTTCTGCGTCGCTTCGGAACGCATACGAACACAGAACAGGCGATCCTTGTGCCTCGTCCAGAATGTCCTCCAGAGCCTGTAATTTCAGATCGTGAATCGGTTCCCAGAGAGGCAGCCCTGCCACCGGATAGATGGATCCGTTGCTGAATTGGAGACACTTGTTGGTCAAGGCTGCCTTGTTGAACACCTCGATCTCTTTCCCGCTGTCCAGCGTCAGGAAAAACTCTTGCTCGAACTGCTCGTACTTTTGTCGCAGATCGTCGGGCAACTCGACTTCCACATCATTGACCATCAGATCCGGCAGCGGGTTGTAATCCTCAGCTGACATCTCCAGGGTGATGTCGGAAATCAATCGCTTGATTTCTTCTTCAGTGTCCTTGTAGGGAATGTCCTTGCGCCCACCACTCGGATCTTTCTTGTACCACTGAGTCATGAAGGCAGTCTTGAACTTGCCCAGACGCTTGCCCGAGTCCACCACCAGGTATTGCCCATGCAGATCCTTGTAACCATTGCTGGCAGGTGTTCCGGTCAACCCTGTGCGCCAGTCGAAGTGATCCAGCACGTTTTCGTTCCGTTGGCCGTTGAACCAGGCATGAACTCGATTGGTGGTCGAGTTTTTCATTTTGCTAATCTCGTCCCAGACCACACCGTTGAACGGGATCGGACGACCTTTGCTGATGTAGTAGGTTTGCAGCACCTCAGCCAACCACTTCATGTTCTCATAGTTGATCATGTACACATCAGCAGGTCGCATGATCGCCCTGGTGCGCTGATCCTTGTTGCCTGCGATCACACTGAATCTGAGGTGCTTGGTGTGTTGCCACTTCGCAGCCTCCTGTCGCCACACGAGCCGGATCACCCTGATCGGTGCTACAATCAGCACCCCGCGAAGGAAGCCTGTCCCGAGCAGGTGTGACAAGGATGTCAACGTAATCACCGTTTTACCTAATCCCATGTCCAGCCACAACATCGAGTGCTGGTGACTGCACTGGTGATTGACTGCTTTCTTCTGATACTCGTGAAGCTTGTCAGGAGTGAGCATCGACTTCCTCTCTGATCAACCTGTTCAGATACCACTGCGCCTTACGCAAGTCCTCCACCCCACCCTTCTCTTGGTATCTCCAGAGGTACTTGATGATGTTGCCCCTGAGAAATCCCTTGAACTCGTCACCCAAGGCAGCTTGGATCGCTGTGATGCACTCGATGGTGCCGTTGGTGTAATGCTTCGGGCTGTTTACGTTATCGTTCATCTATACCTCTCCTCTAACATCTGCAAAACGGCATAGGCATCACCTATGCGCCAGTCCTCAGTTCGTATCCTCTGCTCATTCAGCCAGTCCAGCACGCCAGACAAGGCGCTCATTGCTATCTGGGCGTCACCGAAACGCCGAATAGCCGTTTTCGTCACCGCCATGCGGTCCCATCGCAGGTGCCCACCCGAGTCTTTGTTGGGCACCAGCCCGTACACATCACCGAAGTTGAACAAAATTGACCGCATCGAGGCAGGCTTGATCATCAGCACCTCGGCGGCTTCAGCCGTTGTCATCCACTTGCTCATTCTTCACTCCGTACATTAGCCCGTACATCAGCCCGTACATCACTCACACAAGCCATACGCAGACGCGCATGTGTTGTTTTCAACACCGTCGAACACGTCTTCCGTGTAATTGTTGGCCCATTTGACCTTCTGCCAAATATTGCCCTCTGCAAATGCTTTTTTTGAATCGCTTTCACCTCTACTTGCCATAAACGTCGCGAATCCACGCTTGGCGGCACCAGACACAACAGACTCCCATTCTGAGATTCTTTCAATATGTTCAGGGAATCGCTTGTGGATCTCAGCGACTTCCGATTTTCTGGCGTTAATACAAGGCATACAGCCAACGCGGCTCATACCTTGGCTGTATAAAGGGTTGGGATCGACTCCGTGTTTTCTGTGTTGCGCAAACACTTGCTCGACGTTCCAGTAGAGGATCGGACGGTAAATCAGAAAGCCCTCCTTCTCAGGCTCCCATTGACCAAATTCAACGTCTCGCTGCGGCAGCTTCGCCCTATTCGCGCTCTCATCTGCTCGCACGCCTTGCCAGGACTCGAGCCACTTTCGCCCAGACAGCATTTTCATAGTGTGTGCTTCGGCTGGTTCACGCTTCAGGTACTGCGTACAGAACTGCGCCATGCGTGAGGGGAAACGACCTTTGATGACGCACAGGTCAAGGAAAGGGTTACCGGTCGGACCCTGGTTCAAGACTCGTAAAGCGCTTTCAATAATGTCTTGTGGGACCCCTTTGTCCGGCCATTTGTCACGTACGTAGTCTCTCTTTCTCCACCACCAGGCGGTGAAGTCAGCTTTCAACCTGGCGATCTTTACGCCCGTCTTCTGTTCGAGATAGTCAACATACTCATACGTCAACGGGTGTTCATTTCCCGTATCGCAGAACATCGCCTCAACAGGGCTCTCTGTTTGCTCGAGCGCCAGCAACAGGCTTGCGGTGCTATCTTTGCCGCCACTAACGGATACAAGAATCATTGTTTTCTCCTTCAGACTCAGCAAGTTCAGGATCGACGCAGTACCCAACCGGCTTTTGCCCCGACTTCAACTTCCAGGGCATCCACTGCCCGCAGACGCAGTATTTCAGATCAAGCGTGCGCATCAGGGCGAGGTTCTCACTCCCGCACTTGGGGCATCTCATATGCTCGGTCATGACAGCGTCCCGATGGCGATGTAGCAGCACAGCCAGTAAGCCGCCGCCCAGAACAGCATCTCACCCATGCGCATACTTCACCCCGCAGGTTACGCAGTAAAAAAATTCTGGCGTGACTCGGAACATGTCACAGCCGCAGTCACAAGCGAAGTGATCCTCGGGGTGAACCACCAGCCCCATGGGGACGCCTCGCATTGTCTGGCACTGGGGGCATTCAAGCTCCCTGGTGCCCAGGGGCGCAGCAGCGCCCCACTGGTGCCCGCATCCTAAGCAGCGGGCGTGAAACGCCATCCACTGGCGTTTCGGGAAATCGAGGACGTTATCCACAGTGTTCCTCCCCCTGGTACGCAGGCCATCCGGCTTGCCCGTTGGTGTCCTTCCAGGTCTGCACCATGTCGCAATATATCTGGTGGTCGGTGTCTGGATCGTCACCTCCCGCCAGGACGAACAGGACAATTGCTAGCACGCCAAGGAACAAGATCCAGCGGTTCCTGATTCTTTCCTCTCTGGTTGGGAGGCGGGTTGCCATTGGGCGGCGGTTCATACAGCCACCCATCCGGCATGCCGGAAGACGTTAACTTTGCGGACGCTGCCGTCGGGCTGCACCTGCTCTACCGACTCACGTCGGCTGAAGGAATAGCGCGGCTGGATGCCAGCCTCCGCCAGCGCCCGCTCCAGGGCACCCATTAGCCAGGGTGCGCCGCCTATCATGACGCCATCCAGCGGGCGGTGCTGGTTGGCAATCGCCACCAGCGCCTTAGCGCGATCCGCGATGCCCCATGGAGTTGGGCACTCGTCGAACGTCAACAGGCCCCTGATAACCTCGCGGATCTCGTCAGAGGCGTCAAAGACGCCCGCGGCCTGCTGGTCGTCGGTGGCGGTGTGCTGTGTTAGGTTTAGTATTGCCATGGCCTTATCCTCTCAGTTGTTGGTTGGTCTTACAGCCGCTTGCGCTTGCCGCCGAGCGCGGCGGCAAGGTCCGCCAAAGTAGCGGGCTTTGGTGCTGCTGGTGCTGGTGTTGCTGCTTGACGCTCGGCGGCGCGTGCCTCGCGGGCAGCGTCCCACGCTTGCTCGGCGTCGATGTCGGACTCGTACCCGATGCGATGCCATTCGGACGCCTGAACAGGGCGGGCGTTGGCTGGCATCCAGTCAGATGCGTCAACGTCGGACTCGCATGTCTCGACCGGCGAGCAATCCTCGCCGCGACGGTAGGTAGCCCACCCATTGCCGTCGACCGGCGCGACGAAAGCGTTTCGCGGGGCGATATACAGCGCCCCGACGGGCAGAACTTGACCATCGCGGGTCATCAACTCGCGACGTGCCGCGATGCGGCGACCGTCGTACCGGCACCACACGTCGTGGCTCCATCCCTCAACACGGGCGGCCTCAACCTCGATCTCTGTCAACTAGATCCGAAGAGCACACCTCTGAACTCCA